TAAGCGGCAAGATTTCCTACGCGATCCGCGAGGCGGATAATTCTTTGGATGTGTACGAAGTTGATTTCACCTCTGGCAAAGGCATCAAAAAAGTAAACATCATAAAAAAATGGAACGCCGCGGGCATTACACCAGGGGAAATTGTCGCTGACATTGGAGCCATTACAAGCGACATGCAATTAACATCGGACGGGACCGACATCGTATTCCTTTGCGGAAACGACGTCTACGCCGCGCTTGTTAACGTTGCCGCGCAGAACAAAAACAGCGACATCATCAAAGTTATGCCGGATCACGTTCTTATAGGCAACGCGAAATTCGTTATCTGCAATGCGATGTATTACGATCACAAAACCAAGGCAAACGTTAAAGCCATCCCCGCGAAAACCATTAAAGCGATCGCGAAGGATGACGCTTTCAGCCTTGCGTACTGCGCTCTTGATTCGTTCGCCGCAAGCCATGCCGGGCTTCCGTTCTTTATCGACACGGTTGAAGAAAAAGATCCGGAAGCGCTCAAGCTTATCGCGCAGTCGCGCCCGATGCCGATCCCGAATGTTGACGCAATCAGGGACGCGGAAGTATTGAGTTAATCATGGAAGAGCTGTCAATTGCTTCGCAATTGGGTATAGATAACATTCCTTCCGTAACACCGCCGGAGTTGGAAACCGTTATGGCGACATTCAATCCTTTAGGGGATCCGGTAACGCCGATGGAAGTCGCGGAAAGATTATCTAAAAATCTATACAAACAGCTCTCTGACGGATCGGATGATACCGTCTGGGGAGCGATCTCCCGGGCGGTAATCTATATGGGAACTGTTCTTCGCCGTTTAGGCGTTCCGTACAATTTTAACGACAGTGTTGTGCGTGAATGTGTGTTGATACATACGATTTACGAATTGCACATAACGCTCGGACATGAGGAAGCAGGGAAAGAGTACCGAATAAAAGCGCGTGATATTATCCGCGCCGCTTGGGGAGATTTTCCCGAAGCTGATACGGCTCCGGAAAAAGGAACGGCTGCCGCTGTAGCGAAACCGCCGCCGCGTAAAGGTTTTAAAGACGCATGGCGTTAGAAGCGTTAGACAAGCTTGCCGCGTCTTTAAAACAGCCTGCGAAGCTTGAAACAATCGGCGGTATGGCTGTCGAGATGATACGCGGCAAGATACATAAGGGAGACGGCTTCGCGCCGTTATCTCCTGCGACTATAGCGTATCGAGGACAGGGAAGACCGTTACAGGACACAGGCGGTTTGCGTGATTCAATTACCTTCAAAGTGATTGATGAAAAAACGGTAAGCGTCGGGACTAACAAGCCTTACGCGGCGATACAAAACAACGGCGGCGTTATACGTGCAAAAAATGCTAAGTGGTTGTGGATACCTGCCGAAGGTACAAGAAAATTACAGCGGAAGTTTGGCTATAGCGTGACGGATGTTTTAAACGGAATGAAAGCGGCCGGTTATAAAATCTTTTTTCCAAAAGAAAAGAGAATTGTTTGTTACCAGGAAAAACGCAGGACAAGAAATGAAAAAGGGGAACTTGTTTATGTATCCCATATTCTTTTCTACCTGAAAAAATCTGTTGAAATTCCGGCGCGCCCGTTTTTCTTTCTAAACGATCATGACATGAAGATAATAATGCAGGAGGTTGGAAGTGTACTTGAGCAGCTATAACGCCGTACAGGAATTCGCGAAACAGCTTGAGCGCAATATCGGCGGTGTGAATTTCCATACAAAAGTGGTAGTTACGCCGTCGTCAATTAATGAGGCTGGCGTTGTTATAAAAGTAAGTTTACTAAAAACCTTTATTCCGAACGAACCTCCGGCTGCAAAATCAAGCAGGAGTGTCCGTATTCGCGTAACGGTTGCCGGAAGAATTGAAAGCATGACAGGACTTAAACAGGCAACTGAAGCAATTGAAGCTCTTGACCGTTATTTAATGTCGCCTGACTTACGGCTTGAAGTAATGAACGGCTCACAAATACCGGTAGGTATTTCAAACAGCCGCATTACGCAGCAAATCAGAGAAGAGGACAGTTTTCTAGACAGCCCGGATTCGATAAAAGTACAGGACGTGCAGGATGATCGAATCGTAATAATAACATTCCCACAAGGAGGAAATTGATGGGTGTTCACGTAACAAAATACGAGACAAAAAACGGCAAGACCCGAAAGGTCAAGTCTGAAAAAAGCGGAGCGGCAGTGGCAACACCTGACGCAGGTAAAAATAAACCAGACGGAAAACAAGGAGCGTAAACATGACAGAAAAAAATTACAAAGTGCTGATCGGCGACGACAGCATGATCTTCACAGGCGATCTTGGCGTAACGGAATTTATAGGCGATGGTCAAAAGACAATCTCCGAACTTACAACTTTACANGCGCCTGCGGATATAAGACGTATTATGTGCGTCATCACCGCGTTTGGCGGCGATTCATTTTTCCCAAAAGGTTTAATCAACGGCGACTTATTTCCTGCAGAAGGAAATGAAGTTATTGCGGAAGGCGACAAATTCAAAGTACTTATTTTAACCCACATCGCAGACGCATCCAGTTGGAGCTTGTCTATCACACAGGGAGAAATTGACGTAACACGTCTTAACGACAGATTCAGAAAATACCGGCTTGGAAAAAAAGACGCGCAGCTCTCGCTGTCGTCGATATTCACAGTCGGTGAGTCGGACCAGCCGGGCGGAGTTATCAACCGAAGCATGAAGCTGGTGAAGCAAGCGACGGACGGTACATACACTGTCAGCGACGAAGCGAACCGTTCGCTTTACTTTCTTGGATACGCGAATAAAGCCGCGCTTCCGGAAGAGACAGACGCGTTTGTGTTTGGACAAATTTATTTGTATAACGCAAGGCTCGGCGGACAATCAGGCAGCGCGCAGTCTTATGACGCGTCAGGCAGGCTCACAGGAATGGATCCTGTGTTTTATTCACTCGACGCGCAGGAAGCGGCGTAAGGAACGTATATGAAATTTCCAATATCAAAAGAAGGCGTATTTACACCTAACTTTAATAAAAACAAAGAATTGTCGGCAACCGATCAAATTACAGTTCGGTATCGTCAGCCGACGCTCGCGATAAAAAACCGCTGCCGAAGTAAGCCTCAAGCAAAAGCTCATTCGGGAGCGGATGGGCGCATCACCGGAATGGAGATAACCATAGAAAAAGACGAGCTTGCAACGTTAAAAGAAATGCTTATCTCCATTTCCAATTGCTCTTACGGCGAAGGCGACGGCGCGGAAACAAAAATTATAAACGCGCAAAATTTAATTGATGCGCCGCTCGTTTTTGAACCGCTCTTAAAAGAGATCGTTAAAGAATTCGATCGCATTCTTGATGAAGCTGTCATTGACGAAAAAAACTGATAATTGCTTACCGGATCTACCGCGCCGGTAAGCATAAAGCAAGTGTACGTCCGGGACGCGATTTGTTCTGGAATACGCGGGCTAAAGATGAACGCGGGAAAGATGTTTTTATCAGAAATAGTGAATGCGCAGCGTACATCACCGAAGAAACTGTTTCTGCGATTAATGTTTTTTGTACTTGCGAAATTCTTGGATGTCTGCCGTTCGCCGGCGGATGGGCGGAACAGCCCGCGTGGATAATACAGGCGTTATCCGTTTTGAAAATCGAGCGCAGTAAAGTAGACGAGGAAGAGCGCGAACTAAAACAACGAGAACAAGAGGACGTAAAGAAGAATGTCAGATAAAACCCTTGAGTTACAGATACGCATCGCTGCGGAAGAAGCCGCTCGTATTGTATCCGCGCTTAAGGGTGATATTAAAACTCTTGCAGATGAAGCGGGAAAATTTGCTCAAACCGATGGAGCGGCGCTTAATCGAACATTTAAAGAGTCGGAAGCAGCCGCCAAGGAATCGGCGAAAAGTATAAACGATATTTTTAAAGCTCTTGGCAGTTTAGCGGAAGTTGTAGCAGCGACTAAAGCACTCGGTGTAATTAAAGACATGGGAGCTTTCGCTCTTCAAAGTGCCGACAGTTTTAAAACGGCAAAAAATCAATTCGGAATTTTATTACAGGACATGGAAGCGGGCGCCGGATTATTCAACGAAATAAAAGCGTTCGGTGACGTAACTCCTTTTGATCTCGACACTCTTACACAAGCAACGAATGTTTTAGTATCAGCTAAAGTTCCGCTTATGGATTTACAGGATCAACTTACAAAATTCGGAGACTTATCACAGGGCAATTCACAAAGATTTACAAGTTACATACACGCATTCAGCCAAGCTTCTGCTAAAGGCAAAGCTGATATGCAGGTTCTTAATACTTATATGAATCAAGGCGTGCCGATACTTAAAGCGCTTGCGAAAAACTTTGGAGAAACTGAAGCGGAAATAATGTCAATGGCAAGTAACGGAAAAATAAGTTTCGCGGATTTTTCAAGAGCGTTAGACGATCTTACGGCTGCCGGCGAACAGTACTTCGGCGGTATGAAACTGGCATCGCAAAGTCTTGCCGCGATGCAGGAAGGTTTGAGCGAAGCTGTAAATACTTTAGGTGCATCATTCGGAGATATTTTAATGCCTGCAGCGCTTGCGGTTGTGCAAGTGTTGACTAATATTACAAACGCTATAAATGAAAGCCCGTTATTAAAAGGTTTACTCATTGGAGCTGTTGTCGCTCTTACAGGATATCTTGCAGCTATGGCAGTTAAAGCTGGCATTGCCTTCGCAGCGCAAATGTCTCTGAATTTTGCTTTAGGTGTGACTAACCCTGCGATACTTGCAGCAACGATCTCTGTAGCAGCTCTTGCAGCTGGGTATACCATTATGGCTGCAAAAACACAAAATGCAAAAAAAGAAGCAGAAGATTTAGCATATAAACAAAGAAAACTTACCGAAACAATGATAACCGCCAGACAAGCCGCAGAAGCATATTACGATACAATCGGGAAAGCATTAAGCAATAACGAATTATTAGGAATGATAGAAAATTTAAAAGAGAAGATAGAATTTGCTCCGGATTATGAAGGCTGGCAGTTGCATTTAGAATACGCTTTAAACTTATATAAGGACAGATTAGGTAGTTTTATCAAAGATAATTGGAGTATGACTGAAGAGGGAAAAATTACTCAATTAAATGAAAAATTAAAAACAGCGAATGAATATCTTACCGGCGGGAATACTACCGAAGAAGAAAGAAATCGATTAAGAGATATTATCAAAAACCTAAATGCAGAACTTGATAAATTAAAAACAGGAAAAACATGGCAGGAATGGTTTGGTGAAATAACCAATATAGATCCCAAACTTTTCAGAAACAGCGGCGCGAAAGCTGCTGAATTATATTCAGCAGAATTTAAGCGCAGTCTTGTTATACAAAACGATATCGCAGATGCGTTAGAGGAAAAGCTAGATGTCGCGGGAATATTAAGAAGCCGACAGGCTGAAGTACAAAAAGCTCTCGTTGAACTTTTGACTATAGATCCGTCGAAAATCAACATGCCTTTTGAATTATTAGACGATCCTATACAAGGACTTATTAATTCATATAAAGATTTAGGTGCGGAAGCGAAAAAAATTGAGGATACGGAAGGTGTTTTAGAAAAATTAAGAAACGAGGTGAAAAAACTAAAAGAAGCGCAGGATGATCTTACTCTCGCGACAATGAGAGCGGCAGGCGCCACAGATGAGCAGCTTGAAGAATTTCGCAAATTAAAAAAAGAAATTGAAGAATTAAAGAATGAAGCAAATGAAGCAAATTTTAGTTTCAAAGAATTTTTCGGCAACATGGCGCAGCAGTTTGCTTCTATCAGCTTAAGCAGCCTTAATACTGAATTAGCTAATATGGGCGCAGCCTTTGCCAAAGGCGAACTAGCTGTTGAAAATTTATCCGATGCGCTTGCAAATATGGCACTAGAAATATTAAATCAATTGCCTAACATGTTTTTACAGGCAGGACTCCAATTAATAGCTCAAGGACAATGGGCTTTAGGACTTGGTTTTATTGCGGCAGCCGGAGCGTCGGCTTTTATAAGCGGTTTTGTTAATGAAAAAATAAAACCTCCCGAGGAAGCGACAAAATACGCTCAAGGCGGAATCTTTGACGAGTACGCGCAGGCAGCGAGAGCTTTCGCTTCCGGCGGTACATTTACAAATCAAATTGTCAGTACACCAACATTATTCCGTTATGGAGATAAATTTGGTGAGATGGGCGAAGCAGGACCGGAAGCGATAATGCCGCTTACACGAATGACAAACGGAAAACTTGGAGTTGAAACTACAGGAATAGGATTGAATGTTAATGTACAAGTAATTAACAATACCGGAGCTGAAGTGCGAAAAGAAGAAACTGAAAGAGCCGACGGCGGGAAAGACATAACCGTAATTATCGGCGACATGATTAACAATCATATTTCATCGGGAAGAGCTGATCGCTCAATGTCGCGGTTCGGTGTCAATCCAAAAGGAGTTTAACATGGCTGAAATATTTTGGCCTGATGCTTTACCGGCTGATTTTCTAGCGGAAGGTTTAACAATTCAACCGCAGAGTAATGTAATACGCACAACAATGGACGCCGGCGCAAGAAAAACGCGGCGGCGTTACACGGCAAATACAACAAAGTATTCAGGGAAGCAGAGATTCAATGAAGATGAATTTATTGTTTTTAAACAATTCTATAAAACAGAACTTGCCGACGGTGTATTTCGTTTTAACTATAAAGATCCAATAACGAATGAAATGGCTGAATTTCGTTTTACCGAAGACTACACTGCAGCTGAAGTCGGCGGTATATGGGAAGTTACTCTTCCTCTGGAACGCTTATGAAACTATCACCTAACGCGACGGAAGCTGTTCTCGCTCCGGAAACCGATAAAGTATTTCTTCATCTTTTGACGATAGGAACATCGGGCGGCGTGATACTTCGCTTTGTCGATAACAATCAGCACGTTACTTCCCGCGGGAATGAGTTTATAGCGGCGGCGTTTAACATAATTCTGCCGGAACAAACTAACGACGCGCCGAAGCCGTGCCGGCTGGCGATAGACAATACGGATCTCGCGATTTATTCGGAGATCAAAAAAGCGGTGCATCAGGATATTACTGTCAGCGTCTGCGTGATAATCGCGGAAACTCCGGATGTGTATGAACGCGGTCCGCTTAAATATAAATTGCGGAACGTGAGGGGGAATAAAGAAACTATCGAAGGGGAATTGTACGATTTTTATTTAAGCGATCGTAAATTTCCGAAAGATACCTATTCGCCTGAAGATTTTGAGGGGATGTTTTTCTAATGTACAATTGGGTAAAAAAATACATCGGAATTCCTTTTTTATCAAACGGCAGAACGTTGAAGGGCTGCGATTGTTACGGCTTAATACGGTTGGTTTTGCGTAACGAGTACGGAATCGAATTACCGGAATTATCAAACGATTATTCCAGCGCATTAAACGTCGAGGAAACTGCGATGCTTTTTGCAGAACACCGACCGGTAATCGCCGCGGAGAAAATAGACAAGTCTGAAGAAAAGGCTCTTGTAGTAATTACAGAGCGCGGCTTTTCAGCTCATGTCGGTATTGCTGCCGGCGGCGGTTTTGTGCTTCATACCGGAATGAAAACAGGAAGCGTTTGCCAAAGGGAATCGCATCCGGGACTGCGCAACCGAATAGAGGGGTATTATCGTGTCAGTTAAAATAATCGCGCAATTGCATCCGTTAAAATCAAACCAAATAAAAGTGACGTCTAGTTCAAAACCGATATCGGAAATAATTAAGGATTTGAATTCGGGGTTTCCGCTGTCACAGGCGCGCGTTTGCCGTAACGGCGAAATAATTAAAGATTTTTCGATTATTGCACGTAACGGAGATACTCTCTGGATTAAATTTATTCCGCATGGAAGCAATGAAGATATCGGTATAGGAATGAAAGCAGGCGGCTGGGGACTGGCAGCATTAGGGGTCGCGCTTGGATTTATTCTTGGGTGGACTGGTATTGGGCTTACTGTTGGCGCGGCGTTAATCGGTACCGGCGTATCGATGGCTCTCGGCGGCATGGTGATGCTGAACATTGATATCCCGCCGCTTGAAGATCGCGAGAAACCAGAAGCCAATCAATCAATACGCGGATCAAAAAATCAAGCGCGTCCTCTTGGGCGAATCCCTGTGTTGTTCGGTCGTCATCGCATCTATCCCGACTTAGCTGCGAATCAATATACGAAAATAAACGGTAATCAGCAGTATTTTTATCAGCTGTTTTGCGGAGGTTATAAAGACTGCGTAATCGATATTGACAGCATTAAGTTAGGCGACATCCCTATTATCGATCTGTCGCATACAAAAGATATTAATAAAATTCTTGCAGGAACTGATCCTGCTATTAGACTGGAAATAATTCAGGACGGCAAAACCTCTGAAGTATATCCTTATTGCGTACATGAAGAAATATTAAACGCGCCTTTACAGCATCAAATTGAGGACGCTGAAGGAAATAAAATATCAGGCGAAATTATTCGTTACACGCCGGATAATACCGACGAAATAAACGTCGATATATTTTTCCACAACGGTTTAGGCAGATACAATGATGAAGGTAAAGTTGTCGGCGCGGAAGTGACGGTTGAAGCATGGTACAAAAACGAAAATGATCCTGACTTACAGTCTTACTGGCTGACTCTCGGTAATTTCAACAGCGCCGGCAAAAACAATATCATTTCTGGATCAGAATTAAAAACAAAACGTTTACAGGTAACAAAGGACAAACTGCCGCGCGGAAAATACGCCGTTAAAATTGTGCGCGTAACGCCAGATGCAGCCAGCAGTAAAATAGTCGACGCCGTGCATGTCGGCTCGATCAGATCGACAAAAACAGAACGTCCTATCCGCGCGGAAAGGCAGAAAAATCTCACAATTATCGCAATGAGAGTTATGGCGACGGCGCGTATTAACGGCATGCTTGACAGCTTTAATTATATCGCAACGTCAAAACTGCCTGTGTTTTCGCCTAACGGCACAGGACCGCTTTACTGGCTGAACACAGAAGAAACGCAAAACCCGGCGTCAATGCTGATGTACGCTTTGCGCGGCTTGCCTGCGCAGCAGCGCGTTGACGATGATGATATCGACTGGATGTCAATCGAGAAGTTTTATACATGGTGCGAAGATCATAAATATACGTGCAACGCTTATATGACAGAAGCCGTTACAATCGCCGAATTAATCCGAATGATCGGAAATACGGCGCGCGCGGACATCCTTCGCATCGATTCAAAAATTGCTGTTGTACAGGATATCGAGCGCGAATCTCCCGTGCAGTTATTTACGCCGAAAAACACTATCGGTTACAGCATCACGATGTTTAACGCCGATATTCCCGACGCGATCGCTCTTCGCTTTATCGACGAGAAGGCTGGATTTGCGCATAACGAGTCTGTTGTTTGCAATACGCCGGACGGTAATAAAAAGAAAGATCCGGAAACGGGTAAAGAAATAGAACCTGAAACAATTCAGAAGGTCGATCTTTGGGGTATCACTGATGATGAGCAAGTGCGCCGTATCGGAATGTATAATTACGGCTGTTTGAAAAACAGACCTTTTATTCACAGCATCGACGTCGATATTGAATATTTACTGTGTAATAAAGGCGATTGGATTCAATACGCCGGGGATATCGCGCTTACAGGATCCGTGCAGGGCAGAATTAAAGGAACTATTTGGGCTGACAATGTTTGTATCGGTATCGATACTGATGAGCCTGTAATTATGACCGAAGGTCAGCAACACGCAGTAAGAATCAGATTGTCAAAAGGAAATGTAATATTAAAAGATGTTGCTTTTATTACAGGGCAGAGGCGTGAAAAAGCTATATCCTATCATCCTGTTGGTGATGAGGGCAACGAGCTTTACGAGCCGTTTGTCGGAGAGTTATACGCAATTGACGAGAACGATAACGTATACTACGAGCCGCTTAACGCAATTTATTTTAAAGAACCTATCACGATAGCGCAGGCTGATACTTTACCTAAAATCGGCGATATTTACGCTTTCGGCGTTCGCGGTTATGAAGTAATCGATTTAATTATAATCAATATCCAGCCCGGGCAGAATTTAACGGCGGCGCTTACGTGCGCAGAATACAGCCCCGAAATATTCGGCGTGGACGACGAGAATTTTACGCTTCCTGATTTTATTAATCGCATAACGCCTGTGACAAGCGCGATAGATCACGGCAATATAAATCCAAACAATTGGCGCCGCTTTGCCGTTTTCCATGACGACGAGGAAGAGCCGCCGCGTCCTGCAGGCGACGGACAGTCAAGCGGCTGGTATAACGAGCAGACGTTCCGCTCGCTCTGGCAGTCGACAAAAACGGCGGAAACAATCGACAGCGGTGAATGGGGTTTACCTGTACGAATTAGAGCGCAGCGCGGTATGGATGACGTTATTTCTATCCATCTCGGACTGACTCCGCAAAACATAACGCTTGAAACCGACGGCAGCGGAAATATTCTCGCCGGAGTTCTGCAATCCACAACGGTTCAGGCGCTTTTGTTGCAATGGAATGCTATTTTATCAAATGTTAATTATTCTCTTACAGGCGTGCCGGCGGGCGTTTCTATAAATCAAAACGGTCTTGTAACATTCGCTGACAATACCGTGTTAGGTGAAAATAACGTAATTACTGTTAACGCTGAATATCAGGGAACTGTTTATTCATCGGCGTTTACAATTAAAAAGAACGTCAGAAGTTCGCCGCCGACATATTTAGGCACGATAACTGTTTTACCGGCAGCCGCGCCGCTAAACAAGATAATGATAACAGGACCGGGACAAGCTCGGGAAGTTTTTGCTATTCAGGGCGACTATGTTCTTTCACTCGCCGCCATCGGCGAGCGGAAAGCGGGAAGCGTTTTTCAGTGGACAGGAATCGCATGGGAGTATCGCGACGCTGTTCAGTATACCGATATGTACACGCGCTGCTTTAAAGACGGACTTGAAGTTCTTGCAACTAACACCGAATGGTTCGGCGCGGTCTTCGCCGCTCGTATTGTCGCGATGGATGCGTTCATCGAAAAATTGCAGACACAGCTCATTGAACTGCAAAAAGGAGGACAGATAAAAAGCGCTGTATTTAGTGAAACTAAAGGATTTCAGATCGTCGGTGATACCGGTGAAGCGATTTTCAATGATATAAAAATAAGAGGGAGCGGTATATTTTCAGGCAAACTCGAAGCTGCAGGCGGTACATTCACAGGAGATTTAAGCGCAGCCGGCGGGTCCTTTAAAGGCACCCTTTTGGCTAATAGTATTGTAATGGATGGTGAACATAAAGCAGGGGATAAATATTTAATAACAGAGGATAACTTTAGAATAATTGATAGAAGAGGCGATCAGTTTAGACTGCAAAAAACTTTATTAATTTCAGGTAAAGGTGCTTGTAGGATTAAATACAGATTATCTGGCGAAATGCAAATATTTTACAGAAACCCTAGCGGTACTTGGAATTATTTTTATAGAAATCATCAATCAATGACAGATGGTTATATCGATGATGTCCAGCTCTATTATAATACAAACGCTATACACCTATTTGGTAGGCTTTATGATTATGGCGGTGGCTTCACGGTAGAATTTGATAACACGATATTTCAAGCATGGTGTCTTGAAGATCCAGGAATATTTAAATACATGTCTTTTGTTACAAGAGCGCCGGATTAAATATCCCCGTGTTCTCTTTAAGACTTTGTGTTTTAATAAATATAATCAAAATTATATGTTTTACCTTCTGACTTATTGCCGTACTTATCAACACATTTAATATTGAAAATTACAGTATTACTAGAAACAGAGCGAAATGACAATTTATTCTTTTCAGGATTAATGCTTGTATAGATTGGAGTTATTACACCTGAATTTGATGTATATACTAATACAGGCGGATCGTTTGTTAAACCCGTTGGGTTATTATCCGCGAAGAGTTCGTATTCAACTTTTTTAAATCCGCTGTCTGTTGGATCATCCCAAGTTATTGATACGTAATAATCCCATTCGTACTGAACATTACTCACTTCAAAAGGATATACTCCATCCGGGTAAGGGTTTTCTTCTTTCATATCGTTATTATCGCACGTTAAAACAATAAAAGTCGAAACCAGTATAACAAAAAGCGCTTTTCTCATAATTAAACCTCTTCATTTTATTATAACACTTTACCCCCAATTAGGGCAAATGTAAATTCCGCTTGCTATAATTCCGGTATGGCATATCAGAAAACAGATTGGAAAGCGCGGATAGGCTCTCTTCTTAACAGGTTCGGCAAAGAACAGGAAACGGACAGATCGGTTGTTTTGCATAATCAGCCCGGCTTGCTTACGCAAGCGGGAACTCCGGTAAGTATTCAAAATTTAAATAAAATCGAGCAGGGAATTTTCGACGCGCATGAACTTGCCGAGCTTGTAACACAGAAAGTTTTAGACGTAATTTCAAAAATACCAAATCAAGCGAGCGTGAATAATCAGTTAGCAGATAAAAACTTTGTCAATTCATCAATATCAAACATGGCGGCGAATTACGTCACGCCTGACGCCGCAGGCGAACAGCAATGGGCAAACCTCGACGCTTTGCGGGCAGGTCCATGGTTTCACGGCGGCACGCCGTACGCGCCGACACAAAACGACTACGCGATTTTTATCAATGATGATAATAGCGTATGGAGGGCAACATTCGACGGCAATCTATGGTCGCCGACTTACAAAGTAAACGACACGCCGTTCACAGCCGCGCAGTTGTCGGCGCTTAACAGCCAGATTACAGCGGCGTTAGTTCAAAAACTCTTAAACCCCGATACAACGCCGACATTAAACAGCAGTAATTTAATTACATCAGCTGCAGTATATGAAGCTGTTAAACCTGTAATTCCTCCAACCATTATATACAGCAGTAATGCAAACTTGCGACAGCAATTAATCAATGAATACGGAGGCATCTGGGAAAGAGTGAGCGACCCTGTGCCGCGTCAGCTAACACATCAAAGCGCATGGGTACAATTAAATGCAGGTGAAACAAGTAATACAAATAGGGAATTTTACTTATGCGAACCAGGAAATTCAATTGGATTATTAACAGTATCGTTTTCTCCAGTTAACACATACGGTAATATAATGAATATATCAATAAAATCCAGCACGAGAGGAATTTTACAAACATTGAATAATGAAGAGTTTTCTGGGACATTCAACACGATCACATCAGCGATAGACGAACAAATTTCTGTAGTTCAAAATAATATATTTTCAAGCAATAATTCGTTTATTCGCATAACAGGGGTTTTTGCTAAACTAGTAAAACAAACCGAATATATTTACATAAAAATTTAGGAGAGAAAATGAAATTATTATCTTTAAATGTATATCAATCGTGTAATTACAAATGTGTCGACTGTCCGATGGCGCCGTGGATATATGAGAAAGACGCTGTAGACCAAGACGGCAAGCCTTTTAATTCAATTAATAATGATATCCTGCTAGTATGGATAGACAAATATCTTAACCCTCAAGAATGGCTTATCGAAATTACGGGCGGAGAGCCGGGACTGTATCCTGAAATAGAAGAATTGATGTTTGCATTAAGCGAGAGACAGTATCGCGGTATTGTAAGGACTAACGGTTCTCTGCCGTTGCCGCGGACATCGAATATAAAGCGCGTAACTGCTTGGCATAAACAAATGACAGAGATTCCAAAACAGTATGACTATATTGTTATACTAACAAATCCTGAAGATGACTGGGAGCGAAAAAGAGACTTCTGTATCGATAATAAAATACCTCATGTTGTTTTACCTTATCAAAAATATTATTACACAAAACACGATGATGAGCCTGCTGCGCCTGTTGAAAAAGTTTTATCGCCGGAGCAATTAATTACGCACATGACAACAGTGTGGTCAAGCGGCAGCATGGGCGGATGCTTTACAAAATACATACCCGGCAAATCATTGCATAACATGGACGCGCCGTCTGTCGAACCTGTGTGTGCAATCTGTCCAAGTATGGATTCTGTAGATTTTTTTATGCGAGAACTTTTTAAAGACGATGATATTGTTAACAGTCACGCAGACAGGGAAAAAACATACAACATGGAAAGAGGAATAGAAGGTAATTTCATTGTCTATCCAATGCTTAATCTTAAAAACCAATGGGAAAGAAAAGACGGAACGATTGTCGGCAAGTTAGGCGATAACATCGATTTTGCAAGTTTAAAAGAAATAGATAATATTTTTGAATATAAGGGTGTTTGATTGAAGAAGGATTAAGAACTTTCTGCACGAAAATAACCGCAAAAACACGGTAAAACAAAGGTAAAATTCTCGTTTTTGCCAAACTAGATGATAATTTTTGCCAAATTGCGCGCGGGGTTACACTGCCCAGATGATAACATACCCCCTTTTCCATAAAGAAAATATTTTCTCTTATTTTTGGTTAAACGGCGTAAAAATCGAACTACGAACCAAAGGTTCGATGGTTCGCCGCCTTTTAATACCCCTTACGGGGAAATTCTGTCCTTGAGGGC